TCAGCTATCACTGTTTCAATTGCCATTTCAAAACCAACTACCGGCCCGGGCGAGCGATAGGATACAAGTTCAAGCAACTGTTAGAATGGCTTGGCGCCAGTGATCAAATCATACAACGACTCAGCATTGAAGCCCTTCGCATACGTGATCTAATTGCTCCGCCCGAAGCAGTAGAAAAGAAAATACAGGAGATACGGTTTGAGCCAAGGCCCTTGCCCGAGGGTGTGGTCAGTTTAAGCGAGTTCCGCGAACTGCTGGTTAACGCAGATGAAGAAATAGAAATTCCTGAGGAACTGGCATGTGGACTAGAGTACCTGTCAGAACGTAGGATAAACCTGGATAAGTACGAGTTCTACTTCACTGATGATACTGCACACAAAATGAACAAGCGAGTTATTATTCCGTTCATCTGGAAGCAGGATATCATTGGATACACCAGCAGAACCTGGGACGAGAACGTCAAGCCCAAGTACTTTAACAGTCATGAACCAAACTTTGTATTCAATACAAACATGCAAACACCTGATCGTAAGTTTGTGATTGTGGTTGAAGGCCCATTTGATGCCATGGCAATAGATGGTGTTGCTATACTAGGCAACGAGATCAGTGAAGAACAAGTGGACATAATAGACAGCCTCAAGCGTGAGGTTATTGTGGTGCCAGACTGGGACAAACCCGGCCAGTCCATGATTGATGCGGCACTTGAGTACGGATGGAGTGTGAGCTTTCCTGTATGGCGTGAAGAATATAAAGACGTTGCAGGTGCTGTAGAAAAACTAGGACGACTGTTTGTGCTCAAAAGTATACTTGCGGCCAAGCAATCGAATGGATTAAAAATTGAGCTACTGCGGAAAAAAATATATAATTGATTATGACAAAAGACTATAATGTAGATTTTCAAAAACTGTTTCTTGAGATGATGTTGCATGATGCACAGAGCTTTGTGCGTGTGCAGAATATCTACAACGAGGAGAACTTTGATCGTAGCCTGCGCTCGGCCGCAAAGTTTATCAAGGAGCACTCAGAAAAGCACAAGACCTTGCCCACGCTGGAGCAGGTTAAAGCAGTGGCTGGTGTGGATCTTAAACCCATGCCAGACATGGGCGAAGGACACACAGACTGGTTCATGGAGGAGTTTGAAGGCTTTACCCGGCGCAAAGAACTTGAACGTGCTATTCTTAAAAGTGCAGACCTGATTGAGAAGGGCGACTACAATCCTGTAGAGAAGCTGATCAAGGATGCTGTGCAGATTAGTCTAACCAAGGATCTCGGAACAGATTACTTTGGAGATCCACGTGCCAGGTTAGAAAAATATTTTAATTCAGGTGGACAGATGAGCACTGGCTGGCCACAGATGGACAGGATCTTGTTTGGCGGCATGAGCAGAGGCGAGTTGAACGTGTTTGCAGGTGGCTCTGGATCAGGTAAATCCTTGGTCATGATGAACCTGGGTTTGAACTGGGTACAGGCAGGACTCAGTGGGGTGTACGTTACGCTAGAATTGAGCGAAGAATTAACTGCGCTTAGAACGGATGCCATGCTTACCAGCATGAGCACAAAAGATATCCGACGTGACATGGATACCACAGAGCTCAAGGTTAAAATGGTAGGCAAAAAATCAGGATCCTATCAGGTCAAGGGTCTACCAGCACAGAGCAATATCAACGACATACGCAGTTTCTTAAAAGAATATCAGATACAAACAGGTCGTAAAGTGGATTTTATAATGGTCGACTATCTGGATCTGTTGATGCCAGTAAGTGCCAAGGTCAGCCCCAATGATCTGTTTGTTAAAGACAAGTATGTGAGTGAAGAACTGCGTAATCTAGCCAAGGAAGAACAGATATTCTTGGTAACAGCATCACAGTTGAATCGTAGTGCAGTGGACGAAGTAGAATTTGATCACTCACATATTTCAGGTGGTATCAGTAAAATTAACACAGCAGATAATGTGTTTGGTATTTTTACAAGTCGTGCCATGCGTGAGCGTGGACGTTATCAGATACAGTGTATGAAATCGCGTAGTTCGACTGGTGTTGGTCAAAAAATTGATCTGGATTATAATGTTGACACCATGCGTATCACTGACTCGGGAGAAGATGCCAGCAGTAATCATCAAGATACCAACAGTATCATGAGCCAAATCAAAGCATCGCCGAGGCCTGCGCCAAACAATGTTGATGCGGAAACCGGTGAAATTTCTTCTGCCCCTAAAGCAAACGTACAAGGAAATAGGTTAAAAAGCATGCTAGCGGATATCAAGAACAAGGATCTCTAATGCCTCAAGAATCGTTTATGACTAAATATAACTATATTTGGAGCAGACAGCCTTGCTGAAGAAAACACGCAGTATATTAGATGAATTAGATAACCATCTGATTGCTAAAGACAAATCATTGCTTATTGAAAGCCGCGCTAGTCACGTGATACAGGGTGCAATAAACCTGGTCAATACCATACGTGAAAGCTACGGCGATGAAGAAGCGGCCGAATTGGAGCGTCGTCTACTTAACAGCATCAGGTCGCAAGACCCTGCTAAGTTTACAAGAGGAATTCGGAGAATAAAAAATGAAGTCACACCTACTACTAATTGAACGTAAAATTTATGAAGATCCACTATTTCAAGGTGGATACCAGCTGGGCAGATACCTAACAGAAGCAAAACTATCAGCCGCACAAGTACAACAGGTTTTTGCCGCAGTCGAACAAGGTGCCGCTTCAGGCGGTAACGTGGCCAAAGCAGGTGATCCTGCATCCAGCAATCGTACCATGCTTGGCAAAGGTGCAGATGTTGTAGGCAAAGTCGGCAAGTTTTTTGACACAGTAAAAGACAAGATCAGCAAGAGCGGCCCTGTTGCAGGATTTGATGCCACAGTGGATAGCCTACAAGGTCAGCTGATACAGGCGTCGGGCGGTGAGCAAGGTGCAGTATCTCAAGCAATCAACAAGTATCGCGAGTTTGCAAAAGCACACCCTGTTATGCAAGGTGCTATCTACGCAGGTTTGATTGCACTAGCAGGTATCAGTGGTGCAGGACTAGGCGGTGCGGCCATACTAGGTGGTATCAAGGTATTTGATCGTTTGCTACAAGGCGACAAAGCAAGTTCATCATTGTGGAAAGGCTTCAAGACTGGCGCATTGGCATATGGTGCTAGCCAACTGTTGAACCAACCTGCTCATGCAGATCCTACTACCACTACCGTTACACCAAATGTTGAGCCACCAATGCCACCGGCACCGGATGTTACAAATGTTGTACCAGATGTTCCACAAGTGGTGACAGTAAACTCAGGTGATACACTAAGTCAAATTGCTCAAACACATCAGACCAGCGTGAAAGCATTGATGCAGGCCAACCCTGGTATTACTAACCCTGACGCTCTACAGATTGGAACACAGGTTACAATTCCACCGATCAACTCCACGACCTACATGGGTGGTGTTGGTACAGCCAGCGACACAGCCGCAAAAGTTGCCAGTGGTGCATATCAGACCAAATCTGCCGCACTGGCCGCACAAAATGCCGCACTGAGATCAGGATACGAAAATCCTAACAAACCAATCAACGAATGGGTGGACAAGACTCGCACAGTTCGTGTATGGGCACTAAACGAAAGTCTTGGCAAGCCACGCACCAGCGTGTTCCTTACAGCATCGGGTGTCAGTGAAGTTTGCCGTCGTATAGACTACTGTGAAAGCATTGACGAAGGCGTGTGGGATGCTGTTAAAGGTGCAGGCAAATGGGTGGCAGACAAAGGCGAAGCCATTGGACAAGGTATCGGCCAAGCAGTTAAAACTGGCTGGCACGATGCGACCAACAAAGTAACAGCCAACAGACTAGATGTTAACTTCCGTCGTGGTGCAGGCCGTGACCTGATGACCAATGGGTCAGTTGAGAGTAAGGCACTTATTGACTTCCTCAAAGGTGAAGGCGTACAAGACGGACTGATACAAAGTGTGTTCAAGAGCATGGGTATTCCAATGGGAAGCAAGTCAGGCGGCAAGGTCAAAGGACAAGTTAGCCAAACAGCTAGTGCTCAGCGTAAACGTGCGGCACGTGCGGCTACGAAAGCTGGAGCCCAACCACAAGTGGCACCAGGCGGAGCGCCAGCACAACCACAAGCG